CTAGTTGTTTTAGGTTTTTTCTTTTCGTTATCTTTTTTAGCCTGTCGGAGTGCTGTCCCACGATTCATGAGACTCGATGCCTGTTCAGGAGTAACTTTTGAAATGCCTAGTGACTCAAGATATGCTCTTGTGTTTTCCCCCTTTTGTCTGCTCGTTAATGAGCCTAATGGTTCAAGCACGGATTGATTTAATTTATCAGTTAGGAATTGTTTAGCTTCAGCGCGATCTACATCTCTACGTCTAGCTTCAGCCGCAGTTTTGTTATTCCTAACATAACTATTAAATTGATCCGCAGTAACTCCAAGTTCTCTAGCTTTTTGAAACATAACATTAGCTGCCCCGCGATTCTTTCTAAAGTAATCAGGGTCTTGGGTCATTAGATCATCCATCTCAGCAGTTATAACAGCTCTCTTAGTGTAGTTATCTTGCTGCTCTTTTTTAGCTTTCTCAACTCGACTTTTACCTTCTTCGACTCCTGCTTCTATTTCAGTAGTAATTATGTCTACAGCTTTGATGATACCATCTCCCAAACCTAACCCATCTCCTTGGGGTGTTGGGCGAGGCTTATCACGTAAATTGTCATCAATTAAAGGACGTGTCTCTTCACCCTCATCTTTAGGAAGTTCTGGTTCAGTCTCTTCGTTTGGACTTTTAGGCTGCAAGCCTTTGACATCAAGTTTACCTGCGGGCAAAAGAATGTTAGCCCCCTTGCCAATAAAACCTTTGCCTCCAATTTTAGCGTTACCGATTTCGTCTCTTGCAGCTTTTAGTCTATCTTTAACGCCAACCTTACTTTTTTGAGCGGCTTTTAATAAATCTTTTTTAGATTGAACTTCTTTCCCTTTGCTTACTACCTCCGACCAATTTCCTTTTAAGGCTCCTTTAGACGCTTGCTTTTGTGCTTGTTTTAAACCTTTCGTAGCATCTTCAATTCCTTTTTGAGCTTGTTTAACTTTATCAGCTTTTATAATCTTAGCTCCTTTTGTAGCATATTTAAGACCTGTTGCCCCTTGACCAAGGCCAGGAATTGCTGCTAGTGCTGAAAGTGTAGCATTGTCATTCTCTCCTTTTGACCAATAGAGAGCCGCATTAGCTAAATCAGCGATGTTTCCAAATAAAGGTGTTACTCCCGCAACGTCTAGAGCCATGTGAAGCGGCTCAATATTCTTGTCTTTAATAATGTCAGTTAACCAACCCATAATAGTAATAAATGATTCAACTTAAATTTAAGATTTTATAGCGGAAAGTCAACGCGCTATTCCTCGTAGAAAAGTCTTATGAAAGGTATCGTCTAATTAATTATAAAATATGTAATTAATTAAATGATACTTTTAGATAAACTTTATTGGAGGTATTCCGACGTTAAGCTGTTAGCGAGATTTTTTAATGACCTTCGAGGCCGCATTACATGAGTCTTCTTATCGACAGGTTCCGTTGCGACTAAGTTATGGCGCTGTCTAGCAAGGTCTAAGCACAAAAACGCAGCATCTGCTAAGTCAGGACTGGCTCCAAATCTCGCCTTGAAGTCTACTTTAGGTTCTATTTTGACTCTAAATGAACCACTTTTAACCATATCATACTTGCGGGATACTAATTCTTTAGCTAAATCTGTACTGATACCAAAGAGTTGACGAGTTCTAAGTAGCTCTTTCCCCACCCACCACAACTCTGAAACTCGATTCATATATGTCTCATGGCCTATTTTCTTAGAACTTACAGAAACTTTTTTATCAGAAGCTTTTCCACCAAATGAAACGCGCAGGAACTGATCCGACCACTGTCCGGCAAGAACATCACAAAAGGGTGCGCCCGCTCCAGTTGCGTCAACGGCGAGGTTGTCTGGGGATATTTTACGTTTTTTGCAGATTGAAATCACCTGTTCGACAATCTGATAAGTCCTGGGTAACGACTTGTTGGTGGCATCGTCGTTAATTTGCACCGCTTCCCCTAGCTCACACACGTACTGACCATTATCATCATAGCCTACAAGCCCTGTATATAAGATAGTTCTATCTCCTCCGTTAGTGAAAGCAGGGTCTAATCCTGCAATAGCTATCGGTTTGTTGTTCCATGACACACGATCCATGCCTCCTGACCTATCGATCTCTGACTCATTATAAATAGCATCTGTCTCATCACTATCGAAAAAGACAGCACGAACCATCCTCATATAACCACGAGAGTTTTCTCCTAATAAATCTCTATCTTCAGATATCTTTTCTTCAGTTGGTAGCCAAGGGTACTTAGTCTCTCCACTTATAATGTTAGGACTTTTTTCTCCATCAAATCGAATGTAAGTCCCTCCCCACTTCGTGGTCCATGTTTCATCAAGGTCAGGATTTATTGATGACCATCCGTCTAAAGGTTTACTCCAAGACCCAAACGCGTCGAAACGACTGTTCGGGTTAGACATACCAATCATATTAAACTCTTGGTTTTTAGATAAGTTAGATAGACCTGCCTGTAATATTGCTTCACTTAATTCACTAAGCTCATCACATATTAGGAAAACTCTTTTTTGTTTTATACCAATAAATTTTCCTACAGCTTCTCTAGTTTTTGACTTTTCAGCAGCGATCAAAGATAAACCAGCTCTTTCTATTAGAGTCCCATTCTCTGTAAGGTAAGCAACGTTGCCTATAGAATCACGAATTTTAAAAGGGAAGTTATCAATAACAGACAATAATGATATAACAGAACCCCATATTCTTTTTCTAGCTTCTCTTAAAGTCGTTGAGGTTAAAAGGATTAGCGTGTTTTGTGGGTCAGCCATCCAATTTAGGATGCCCCAAGCGGCCATTGTATGTGACTTACCACTGTTAGCAGCGCCCCCAATTGCTACATACTTGTTATCAATAACACTTTTTATCATTTCATCCGCCCAAGGATGACGCACCATTAAAGGTTCTGGTAAATCTTTTTTATTCCATAGTTCATCGCACAAACGCCAGAAGTAGTACTCTTTAGCTTTATTCTTTTTATGATTAGCTAAACCAAATAATAAAGAGGTTATTAAATTACAAAGAGGTAATTTAATACCGCCTACAATGGTTTGATTGTTTTCTATATAAGGTTCAAACGCTTTTTGATGTCTAGTCATATGCTTGAATTATTACTAAATAATAGTACAATTAATTAGTTTGTCTAAATATTCAAAGAAACAGAAGCTTTTAAAAAGGGCTATTGCTCTGTACAATCAGGACTATAAACTCGCTACAATTAGTCGTGAGTTAGGGATTCATGTATCTACATTACGTGGGTGGTTGCGCGCTGAAGGCTATAAGCCAAAGAAAAATCCGCACGGAGCTAACCCTAAAATTAAAGATGAAGAAGAACCAGTAGAAGAAAAAGAAGAGCTTTCTATTTTAGAGCAAGAGTCTGCAATAGAAGATCAAGCTCTTGCTGAAGCAGAGAGGTTGCAGTCTTATAAGGATGCCTACAAAGAAACAACGTCTGCCTTAAACCCAAGTGCCGCACGAGATCAAATAGTATCCGATAGTCTTGATGGTAAAATACATGAAGGTATTCAAAACTTAACTATACGGACGTGGAAAGATCTTGAGACTGCACATAGGATCAAGAGAGAAATCAATGGACACACTAAAGGAACGCAAAGTGTGTCCGTCGATGTATCTATTTTACATAAAACAAAAACATTAGATTCAAACCCTAAAGTTATCGAAGCTGAAACAATAGAAGATGAGCCATCCAATTGAAACATACGAAGAAGCTGATTATTCATTACTCATGTTTGCCGGACTAGAGGACGCATTTATAGGTGAGGCCAAAGTATACGGTAGCCCTCCAGTAGCTTGCTACTCTAAACGCATAAGTCTTCAAGTTCTTCAAGACAACTATGACCTTTCAAAGAAAGATGCATGGCGAAAGCTACATTATGAGTATATGCAAACGTCTTTCGGAGACTCAACACCTGTATTTCTAGACGATGTACTTGATAAACCTGTTCAGAAATAGAGTACTAATTAAAGATCCAGTGGTGCTTTTAAGAGAAGACCTGCCGAGGTCAGACTTTAGATATATCCCAAGAATTAAACGGGGGGAATTTTATTTAGTAAAACCGTGTAAAGCTAAAGAAGTATTTTACATACAATTGCTTACTAAAGACATAGATAGATTTGTTCCAGCAGAGGGAGAGGGTATTCTAGTTACCCGAAGCTCTATAGAATTTTTATGATAATTGGAATTGATAATGGTCTTGATGGAGGGCTAGCCGCTATAGATGATAGGACAGGTAACATAATATGTAAGGCGGTTATGCCTACATTACAGCGAGGTAAAAAACGAGAAGTTGATGCCTACAAATTGTATCAATGGGTACTAGGATGTGACCCAGGGCCTGAAGAATTTATAATCGCAATTGAAGAACCATTACATCACGCTAAATCTTCACAAGCTGTACGCTCTATGGCGATGTCTTTCGGTAAAATCAAAGGATTATGTGAGTCCCAACAATGGGATCACTGTTGTGTATCAGTCCATAAATGGCAAAAAAGAATGTTAGGGCATGTCCCAAAAGGCATGACCAAAGAAGCAGCGGCTTGGAAAGCTGAGTGTCTTGCACCTGAAGAATGCTGGCAAAAAAGTAAACGCGCTAGCAAAGCACATGACGGTATGATAGATGCTTTTTTGATCGCTCGATACATCAGAGGTAAATAGTTTGACAAGAACTTGACCTTCTTGTAGTAGTTAAAAAAATGAAAGAATTGTTTCCTAAACAAAAGGAGGCTAGAAATTTTTTTGTGAATAGACTGCAACGAGGTAGGTGTACTATTGACACTTCTGACGTTGGAACAGGAAAAACTGTAGTAGCTGCGTCTATCATAAAAACATTGGATTGCCCTGTTGCTGTGATTTGTCCTAAAGCAGTTATTCCTTCTTGGGAGAGAGAGCTTAAAGAAATGGGCATCGAAGAAGAGCGTATTCTTTTCATATATAACTATGAACTTATCCGTCGGGGGAAAGAACCATTTATGGTAAAACGTGGTAAAAAAATTATGCAGTGGAATCTACCTAGAGACACTGTAGTTCTAGTAGATGAGATACATAAATGTAAAGGACCATACACACAAAACTCTCAACTTATAATTTCACTGCGAATACAGGGATTTCGTATACATGGCATGAGTGCTACGGCATGTGAAGACCCTACTGAAATGAGAGCTATTGGATTTATGCTAGGTTTACATAGACTAAACAAAACGCCAAGTTGGTGGACTTTCATGCAACGTTGTGGATGTTATCAAGATCAATGGAAGCAATGGAGATTAGGAAGTAGAGAAAGCCTTGCGTCTCTTAACAATGCTATGTATGTCGATGAGTATAAATCGTGTGTTAAAAAATTAACCGTGTCTGATTTTCCAGATAGCTTTCGGGATAATAGAGTATTTATAGAGCCACTTAAATTTAAGAACGCCAACAAAATAATAAAGTCTTATGAAGAGTTAGGAATAACTCCTGACATAATTCAAGATTATATTGAAAAAGGTACTGTTACTAACAGTGATTTTGTTTTAGTCAATTTACTTCGCGCAAGACAGCTAGCTGAGTCATTGAAAGTTCCTGATATGGCCGATATAGCTACAGACTTAATTGCTCAAGGCAACTCTGTAGTTATTTTTGTTAACTTCAAAGATACAGTACAAGCGCTGTATAGAAGATTTGGCCCTTCTTTCTGTGGCAGAATTGAAGGCGGGCAGTCCGTAGAAGAAAGACAAGAAGTTATAGACAAATTTCAATCTGATAGTATTAATCTATTAATAGCAAATATCTCAGCAGGAGGCACGGGCTTATCATTGCATGATGTTCATGGTGAAAAACAACGCATCTCTTTGATAAGCCCGTCGTTTTCTGCAAAAGAATACCTACAAACATTAGGGAGAATACATAGAAACGGAGCTAAATCTGATGCTATTCAAAAGGTACTTATTGCGGCGGACTCAATAGAAGAGAATGTGTTAAAGGCAATAAACAAAAAGATAAAAAATCTAGAAACATTACATGGCTGAACAACCAGATCACGCAAATCGAGGACACGCAGAGTTCTCTCCCTCTAGTCTTAAATATGTCGCAGCATGCCCTGGCTTTAAGGGTCGTGGGGGTACTAATGCTGCTGCGGAAATGGGGACTCGAATCCATGAAGCGCTGGAAATCAGAGACTCTTCTGCCTTGCATAATGAAAACGAAGTTGAGATCTATGATAAAACTGTCGGGATGGAGGATTCTTTTTTGGATGAGAAGATTAAAAATAAGAAAAGAGAAGAGTACAACGAGATTGTAGTTGATGTCGAACTAGACGGTACAAACACATTTGGCACATGCGACCGTTTCACTGTCTTTGGTAAGACTGCAATCATGGGGGATTACAAGACAGGTATAAGTGTTATTGATGAGCCTAATAAAAACTGGCAAGCAAAGACTTATGCAATAGGAGCCTTTCAAAGATTTGAAGAAGTTAATAGAATCATATTTGTTTTTTACATCCCAGTTCGGAATGAAGTTTTACATGGAGAGTTTAAACGAAAAGATTTACCTCAACTTATTAAAGAAGTATCTGATGTTATTAAAGAGGGAGAAAAAGTAAGACCTCGATGGAACGGAGGCACTCCCCATTTAGACGACTTAGCCCCTAACATTAACTGTAGATTTTGTTCTTTTGAAGATAAGTGTCCGGCGTTAGGCGCTGTAGCATACAGTATAGCTAACAAACTATCCGATGAATCTCTTCCGGATATTGACATTGATAATTTAGATGACCCAAAAACCCTAGAACAGTTGTGGGGTATATCAAAGATATTAACTAACTGGGCAGCTAGGATAAAAAGTAAAGCTGTAGAAGCCGCGAAAGATGGTATGGAGTTTCCTAGTTTAAAATTAAAATCAATGGGGGCTGCTAGAAAGTGTAATAACAACACTAAACTATTTGAATTAGCTAAAAAATACGACTTGCCAGAAGAAGAACTTTTAAAAATTGCATCTTTTCCCTTGAAAAAAATCTCACAAGCTGTAGGTAAGATGGCCCCTGATGGAGAGAAAAGAAATAGAGAAGAAGAATTTATGGAAGCTGTACAAGCGGCTGATATAATAGAAACGTCAGACACACGATATACGTTGTCCTGACACAATTAGAACATTAGTACATTAGAACAAATGCCAAAAACTAAAGAAAAAGCGTCTGATATCAAAGCAGACATAGTAGAAGTAGAATCAAATGAACTCTCTGCACCTTCGCAAGAGTTTGTTTTTGATCTAGAAAAAATGGACATTCCATATTACTCAATCAAATGCAGTCAAAGTAAGTATGACGCAGGAGAAGACGGTGATGTAGTTCATGATAAAACATACGTTGTAGCGAAAGCTGAAACACCAACTGACATAAGCTTCCTAAAGTTTAAACAAGGTTGGAGAGAAAAAGCACCTTTTGGTGAAGAAAGGGAAACTGTATGGACAGAAAAAGAAGCAGGGGAACTTGCAGCTAGATCTCCATATTGTAGAAAAGACCTTATCACTGAGCTAGAAGAATTTGCTCTGCTTTGGTTTGCAATAGAAATGCCAGAAGATGGCGATTATCAAGCATTCCCACACCCTATAGGTGATAGCATGTATTGCTTGGGTGTTATGGACGTTAAGAACCTTGGGTATAAAAACACATATAAGCGTTTGTATACTCACTGGGGATTAAATGCTAACGCCAACTTAGGCGCTAAAAAATGGAGCCTTGTAACTCGACACCATAGTGGGACAAAGTCTGACTATTGGAGTCCTGAGATACACATATCTAAAGGTGAATCTTCAGAAGAGATTCAAGAACTAGCAGCAAAATTCAACAGTTAAAATTATGAGTTCTGAAGATATTATCATTGAAGAACAGCCTGATTTTGACGCGATATTGCAAACTTGTTTAAAAGAGAAAGAAATGGCTGATACTCTTATTGCGAAAGCAGAAGAGGATTTGGTTGTTATGAAAGGTCAGATAGACCGTATGCGCCTTCTGTCAGAAGTCTATCAACGCGAAGTTAATCGCATTCACAATAACAAAGAAAACAACTGATTTGTTAGGCTAACTGCCTGGCTCGCTGACCGCTTTAGCGGCACTAAGTTTTGTACCTTTCTTTCTTAGTGCTGCTAAAGCAACTCTTTCGCTATGTCTAAAAATAAAAACGTCTTTGCAGTCGATTTTGAAACGTATTATGATAACGACTGTTCTATTACAACTCTAGGAACACTAGGGTACTTTTCACATCCTGATTTTGATGCTTACATGGTTTCTATTGTAGGTGATGAAGGGACTTATTGGGTGGGTAATCCTAAAGCTTTCAACTGGGAAAACCTTAATGGTCAAATAATTTTAAGCCACAACGCATCTTTTGACGAAACTCTTTATTTATTTGGGGTTAGTCAAGGGTGGTGGCCTGAGTTCAAACCGTATGCGTGGCACTGCACCGCAGATCTAGCGGCTTACTGTGGTTTGCCTAGATCTTTAAAAGGAGCTTCTAGTAGTGTCTTTAACTTGGAAGTAAGTAAGGACACACGAGACAATATGAAAAACAAACGCTGGGAAAGCATGACAGCGGAGTTTCAAAAAGAAGTTTCAGATTACGCTTTGAAAGATAGTGAGCTTTGCTTAGAACTATGGTTCAAGTTAAAAAACAAGTGGCCTATAGCTGAAAGAAATATTAGTGCCGTAAATCGGAAAATAACTCAGAGGGGTATTCCTATCGACGAGGACTTACTAAAAGAGCAAAAAGAAAAGGTAGAGTTACATTTGTTTGAGGCTAAAAATAGTATTCCCTGGATTGAAGATTATACCCCCCTTTCTAGAAAAGCCTTTAACGAAGAGTGTCGGAAAAATCATTTAGAACCTCCTGCTACGCTTGCGCTATCCAGTGATGTCGCTAATAAATGGATAGACAAATACGGAGTTAAATTTCCGTGGATAAACGCGGTTAGAGACTTTAGAAGAATTAACTCCCTACAAAGAAAACTAAAATCTTTTGATGTAGCGACGATGCCTGACGGTAGATTTTACGGTGGCATTATGTACTTTGGCGCACATACTGGACGATTTAGTGGTAGCGGGGGTAATCTGAATTTACAAAATCTACCGCGAGGGGAAATGTTTGGGTCAAATCTGAGGCATCTCATACACCCTAAAAAAGGCAAAAAGTTAATCGTTGCGGACTTATCCCAAATCGAAGTTAGAACATTATGTTACTTAGCAGAGGATGAGAAAGCTTTGGAAGAGATTAAATTATCTGAAGACATTTATGAAGCATTTGCAATACGATTTAAAAAGTGGGACAAGTCACAAGGCTGTTTGAAAGATGAAGATCCTGCACTTCGTCATACAGTAAAGGCTATGGTGCTAGGTTGTGGGTATGGAGTATCCGCATACAGGTTTGGGCAAATAGCAAATATGGGGTATCAAGATGCACAAAATGCAGTTTCTTTATATCGTGATTCTATGAAAAGTATTGTGGCTTATTGGCGACATTTATTTAATAGCATGGTTGTGCAACACGACAAGGAAAAGCCATTTGAAATTGAGCTTCCGTCAGAGAGAGTTTTGAACTATGGGATTATTACTAGTAATAATCAAAAAGGTAAACAAATTTATATCGGTGAACTTACTAAGGGGAGTAAAAAAGTTCCGGTAAAACTCTGGGGTGGACTGTTAGCTGAGAATATGTCTCAAGCATTAGCAAGGGATATCTTTTCAGACATGTTAGTGCGGATATCTAATGAGGGTATAAACATTATTTTTCATGTGCATGATGAAGTTGTAATAGAAGTTGATGAGTCAGACGCAGAAAAAACGCTAGAGACAGTTATTGAAATCATGTCTACTCCTCCAAAATGGATAGACCTCCCTCTAGCCGCAGAAGGTAAAATTTTAGAAAGGTACGAGAAATGAAATATAGATATATTAAAAACCATAGGTCAAAAGAAATACATAAAGCTAACTCCTTATTTGATATTAAGACAAAACGCCCAAAGTTTGCGTCCAAGTCCAAATTTAAAGAATGGTGTCAAGACCCCTCTACAGATCATGTCTTTTATACAATGTGTGAAGGGGATAATCCTAGTCTTCGTATACATAATCAAGACAATCCTATACATGGGATGCATGGCCTCGTAGCTGATTACGACGCTCCAGTAGATTGGGATGTTATAGATAAGCTTATATACGCTCAATTTAAAGAATTTTTACCTACGTATCGAACTCGTACATACAGTAATTATATGAGGTTACTTTGGGAGTTTGAAGATTTTTGTATGATGCCTCCCGAACTGCAAGATAAGTTTGTACGGACAGCGGCTTTAGAGATAAACATGGAAAATGCTTTCCCTGGTTTTGATTCAGCTTCGTATAGTCCTAGTCAAGTCTTTGAGATTGGCGAAGACTGGGTGCGTATAGGAGATCCACTACCGAAAAACTTATATAGGTCTTGGCTTTTAAAAGCAGCTAACAACAAAAAATTATCCTCATCAGATACGTCTATCCCAATGGACGTGATAGAGAAGCAAGTACATGAACAATTTCCTAATAGATGGAATGGTCCTTTCGAGGTTGGTTCAAGAGGTCCACTATTTTGGATAGACGATGGAATCGATAGAGAGGGTTGTGCTGTGCTAGAAGATGGAATCCTATGTTTTAGTACAAGAGGGACACGAGGAATGAACACATGGAGGGATATCTTTGGGTCTTCTTTTGTTAAGCAATACGAGACAAAAAAGATGAGCGGTCTTTTAGAGAAGTATTGGTTTAATGGGAAATCTTATTACACTTTAATTCACGGAGCCGCAGAACAAATACCAAAAGAAGTTTTAGAACTAGAGCTACGCGAGATGGGTTTTTCTCCTGCACGAAAGAAAGGCCAGAAACTTTCGGAGCTAGAATCAGCTAAACTTAGGATTGCTCAAACCAACAGGATTAATGAGATTGCACCTGTAGTGTTTAGTAAAGATAGAGTTGTTACATATAACAGTCATCGTATCTTGAATAATGCGAATATAAATCCAGTACAGCCCGCAGAAAGTGGTGACGAAAACCATTGGCCTTTTCTTCATGATTGGCTGACTCAACTTTTTTCAGGAACTGAGACGATTAATTATTTCTTTGCGTGGATGAAACGTTTTTATGAAGCAGTTCTCGAAAGGAAATTTTCTCAAGGACAAGCTTTAATTCTTGTTGGGTCAACCAACAAAGGTAAATCTTTATTATCAAACAGAGTTATCTCAGCACTTGTTGGTGGCTTCGCTGATGCCTCTGACTATTTAAGTGGGCAGACTAATTTTAATAAGGATTTGGCTAGAGTAGCTGCTTGGGTCATCGATGACACTACATCAGCGGCTTCTTTCCAAGATCAACGTAGAGCGACTGAACTTATAAAAAGAAGTGTCGCTAACCCTAGGATGGAGTATCACGCTAAATATGCAGACGCTGTATCAATACCCTGGACAGGTCGAGTAATACTATCTTTAAACGAAGACGCTAATAGTTTGTCGGTTATTCCGGCTTTAGACTCAAGTAATCGTGATAAGCTGATGGCACTCCGTATATCAAAATCTGCCACTAGTAAATTTCCCTCGAACGACGTGGTCGAATCAACTATATCAAAAGAGTTACCCCACTTTGCTAAGTGGTTATTAGACTGGAAGATACCCGAAAGTATCTCAGGAGATTCAAGGTTTGGTGTTAAATCATATATTGATAATCAAATAGAGTCCGCAGCATATGACAACTCAAGCCGCTCTACCGTTGCGGAACTTGTGGAGTTTTTCGTGTCAAGGGCTAGGGATTATTATACAGATCCTATATGGATTGGCTCACTGACTGAGTTCCAAGCAGGTATTCATTTCTTCAATAATGGAAGAAATATCGGGGTGTCTGGTAGTATGGAGTTTATGCGTAGAGGTTTTGTGGTTTTAGAAGAAGCAAGTAAAGGCAACAAAGAAGCTCGACCTGTTAAATCTAAAGGCAAGGGCCAAGGGAAAATATGGACTATAGACCTTGACGAAAAATACGATATTGACAAAACACCTATGCCTGAGAATGTATCTTCATGAGCATGAAAAGTACTGAAAACCAACGAGATGAATTGATTCGTTTGTTATCCACTGTATTAGGTAAAATAAATGAGCTAGTAAAAGACGATGCGCCTGTTAGCGACATAGAGGCTGACGTAATAGAGTGGGACGATGACTTTGAAACTATTTTAAAAATTGATCCATCTGCCTGTAGCGAGTATGATTTTGATCATTACACTACCTAAAGTCAGTAACCGGATTTAAGGACTCAATTAAAAGATGCAGCCCTGCCGCTTTAAATACAAATCCATCTTTGTCTTTATCTCCTCTTCGCACATAGGTTGCTTTTTGCAATAAATGAGTAGTAGGTATCCATCCTACTAACCAGACAACCATTAAGTCTTTACGTACTCTAGTAAAAAAATAAACGTCGTTGTTTAAGTTAAGCTCTTTAGAACAATTAACAAAAGCGCTATATGTAGGTAAAGGTTCTGAACTACATATTTTAGACTTTATTTCAATCTCTTTGTTTTTATAAAGTAAATCACAATTGAACTGAGTGTTTCCTACATACCTACTCCTAGGTAAATACTTATGTACGGCTATTTCCCCAAGGCAACCAGTCATACGTCCTAGACCTTGAGTGTACGAATTAGGGAGTATCCCCATTTCTTTAGCCCGTTGATGAGCTAAACAAACATCTTCGCCAGAAGGAACAAATTTAACAAAAGCATCTTTTTTGTTAAACTGTTTTTTCTTTTTACTCATTTTAACTTTTTAAGAATAACCTCCCAAGCAGGGAAAAATATTTCTTCCATGCACCTAACAACAGCTTCTTGTTCGTAACTGTCGGAAAACCCTACTCCTGATATTAACAAAGAAGCTTCCA